ATAAATTAAATCTTCAACATTGTCTATTTGATTTTGTAAGAAACTATCAGCTAAATTAGGTGCTTGTCTTAATGTTTTAACAATCATACATAATTTATCAAAATAATCTATGATATTTCTAGTATCACAATTATTATCTAAATTAATTACTGGTTTAAATTGAATTAAACCGTATTTACCTTGGTAAGTTTCTACTAATCCATCTACTACATCATCTATACTTTCATAATATTTTTGAAGTGCTTTATGAGCAGCGTATGCTCCTGGTCCACTTACTCCTAAATGAAATATATGAGTTTGTGTTTGTGAGTGTAATAAAATTGATGCTAATTCTTCCATAATTATTAATTATTTTAAAGTTTAGAAATTCCTTCTATATCTTCTTTAGCATCCTCAATAGAATTATAACTTATATCAGCTTGTCCTCTATTTAGTTTTTTTCCATTTTTAAATGTGTAATCATCAGCTACAAAATATAATGCTCTTACAGGAAATGTTTTGCCTTTATCAGCACCCATATCTGATTCATAGTTTTTGAATAGCGTTATTTCATGTGTATTTAGGTTATCTACTTTTTTTTCATAAGTAGCAGTATTAGAATATTCCCCAGGTGATTTTGATTGAAATACATCTTTATAAAATCTATATCCATTTTGTAAAAGAACATCTTCTAAAGGTTTTAATTCAGTATGTTGAGTGTTCTCTGTTATCAATCTAGAATTTCGTGTCATTTTGTTCTCTATTAAGAACTTTTTTAAATTAAAATTGTCCATTTTGTGTTATTATTTTATATTATTGTCCTGGTAATTCGCAAGAGCAGAATCCTGCTCTGTTACATAGTATTTCTGTTATTAATTCGTTTATTTTTTGGTATTTATCAGTTTTAATAGCATTTGGGTTAAGTGATTCACTTACAATTTCCATAAACGCTCCTTGTGTTGATGGTGTTGAAACAAAATCCCAACATACTAATTCTAAGTCGTCTTGTACCTCAACAGTCTCACCAATTTGTTTTACAGAACCCATAGCGCGAGATGAAATACCAACAGTAATACCAGCTATTAATAATGCTTTTAATATATTTCCTGATGGTGTAGGTAATATTTCAATTTTACCCATTACATCATCTCCATCCCACCATAAATCTAAAATATTATGGCACACATTTTTTAAATTAATAATAGGTGATTCAGGATGATCTAACTCTCCTAATGCTCTATTTTCTTTAATATATGTAGCTTTGTATTTTTGAATTTCTCTTTCTAACGTATCTTTAGGATAAACACGGCCGTTACCGTTTTTAGCATTAGCACGTTGTACTACTCCCTCAACAATCAAACGCCCGTTATTTTTTACCGCAGATTCTTGCAGTAACTGCGGGGTCAGTGTAAAGGTGGATACTCGTTCTATTAATAATTCTTTGCTCATTATCTCGCAGATTTTTTAGCTAAAGTTTCATTCATTATTTTACTAATTAAGCTTTCTAATTTAGGAGCATCTTTTTTTGTAAATGTTGATTTATAATCAAATGATGTTTTGTTTGTTCTAACTTCATCTATTATTTCGATTTTCCAATTTTCTCCATATCCAGTACTTTTTTCTAATTTACCTGATTTTTCATCTTTGTAAATAAAATCTCCGTTGCCTAAGTCTTTTTCTATAGTACCAAAATATTCTTTACTATCGTTTGTGTTAGTAAGTTTTACTTTTTTACCGATAATGTTTTCTTTTGAACGAGCTTCATCTAATTCTATTTTTAATAATTTAGCTAATGCTTTTCTAATTCTGTCTGGTGTCTTAGGTAATTCTGATTTAATTTTAGATATAGCTTCTTTACCTTTTGATTTAATATAGGCTTTAATTTCAGTAGAATCATCTGTTTCAATAAAATCAGCGAATATATCATCAAATGATCTTTGGTTTTCGTCTATAGTATTATAAAATTTTCTTGCCTCTTCTTCAGATTCAAATGATTTTTCTTTAGTACCATCGGTTGTTCTGTAGGTAACAATCCAAAAACGGCCTTCTGGATGTATACTGGAAATTTCATTGTGGCCTAGGTTTTCTTTAACAACTTTTACTTTTTTCATTTCGTTTTTAGTATCGTTGTCTTTAATATCTTCTAAACCATCAGGTCTAGTTTTACTTTTAATTGGTTTACTAACTTCTTCTTTAGGGATATCAGTTAATGTAGTAGCAGGATAAATACCATCTTGTTCGTCTACTTCTGGTTCTTGTTCAACTTTTTTATATTTACCCGGTTGAGTTGGGTAATCATATTCAGGTGCTTTATCTGGTGTTCCTTTAACAGCATCACCTTCATTCAACATCCCTTTTTGTTTTAGAATAACAACAGAATCAGCAAATGAATTGTGTTGAGTTACAAAACTAGGGAACATCATTCTTGCGTTACGCAAAAATTGAGCTTGAGTCATTTTACCCTCTAATAGGTCCTGGTATTGTCCGCTTATATTTTTCATTATTCTTCTTGATTTTCTTTTATTCCTGTTAATTTTTCTAACATAGTAGTTAAAGTATCCTTCATTTCATCTGTTGGAAATACAATAGCAAATGAGTTTGGATTATCTTTGTAGAATTTTTCTGTTTCTTTTTTGGCTTTAGGTAGAGCTTGTTTTAATTTATTTACAAGTTCGATAAGATCACCAAAAGATTCAATACGAGATTTTTGTAGTTCTTCTCTTTCTTTAGCTTTTTTAGGATCTTCTTCTTTTTCTTCAGCTAATGATGATAAAATATCTTCTAATTGTAGTGATTCTTGTTCAGTTCTTAATACTCTATCATATGCTTCTTTCATTTCACGATATCCTTTCATTAATTCAGCGATATCAGTTTTATGAGCACCTTCAGTACCATTACCTTTTTTAGCTTCAGCTACACGATATTTTATTTCTTCACCTAAAGTATCTAATTTTCCTTTAAGTTGTTCTTTAGTTAACTTTTTTTTCTCGTTATCCATTAGATAATTTTTTTATGTTTTTAGATAATTGATTTAACCTTCTTGATAACTCATTTAATTGTTCTAATTTAGAATCCCAAAAATTATTACGCTTAATAGCATTTTCAGTTTTTAATCTATTAGAATATTCAATGACTTGTTCTATTTCTTTAACACGTTTATTAACTTCACTTAAAGCACGTGTAATTTTACGTTCAGGTGATACTTTAGAAACACTTTCACTAAAACGTCTGTATGATATTTCGTTAAGTTGTTCTTCTTTGTAAAGTTTGTATCTTTTAGGTTTTGGATCAGATGGAAATTGTTTGTAATCATATACTTTAGAATCAGAAGGCATTCCCTCTGGTGCTTTTTTAAATCCATCTTTAGTATATGAACTAATATTAGCTGTTCCCGCTGCTAAAGTAGGTGTTTTTTCATTTAATTTTTTAAGAAAATATTTACCACTATAGGCTTCTCCAGCACCAGTTACACTAGTACCATCTTCAGATAATATTTTATCTACTGTTTCTTCTATGAATTTTTTTAGATCTTCTGGTTTCATGTTGATTTTATTTCATGAATTAATTCATGGAATTGTAATATATTTAATATATCTTCATCTTTAGCAGGCTCTGTTTTTTCTAGAGGACGAATAATTTGAATTAACTCAGTTAATTTAATTTGAGTTCGTTTATCCTGTATGAAAGATTGTAATGAAACTAATGAATTTTTGATATTATCTAATTCTTGATTAACAAATTCACGTAATGATACAGTATTTGTTATATTGTTTATATATGTTTTTAATACGTTACGTTGTTCTGGGAGTAAGTTTGCATATTTCTCGTTGAACTTTTCAATCATTACTTTAGATATTAAAGCTCTGGTTGCTTTATCTTGAGAAGCATATTCTTTCATTACTTGATCTTCAACTCTATCTTTATCTATATTTTGTTTAGTTAAAAATTCAAGTAAAGTTACCTTATTATTAATGACAAATGAAGGATCTATAAATTCTAAACTATTTTGTGCTTCTAATAGGTTAGAAATAGCAGCATATGCTTTATAGTTATGAATTTTTGCTTTAAAAAATTCCTCTAAATCATAGTGTTGTTTAATTTCTTTAATTAAATTATACTTTTCTTTACGAAGAGCAGTACGATTTAGTCTTTCAGATAATTTAACAGTAGAAGAAATAATACTTTCAGCTTTAACTTCATTTAAAGAAGTAGCTTTAGTTAATGCTTGGTATATTTTATATTCTTTAACTAATTCTCCCTTAGAAAAATATTTTTTAACAATATTAACAGCCGCAGATTCTTTATTGGACATAATATCCGATGTTATCTGTCTAGTTAATAGTTCAAATAATATACCCGTATTTTTGTATTTGTTATGTTTTGGCTTCACGATATTAATTTACTGATTATAAATATATACTCTTTTATATATCTTTGATATTTGATTCATCTAATAATGAAGATTCCTTATTGTTTTTATCAAAAATAGTTGGTTTTGTTAACATTTCTTCAAGCATATGTTTATTTTGTAAATAAATTGATTTAGTTGCTTCTAAAGCTAATGGCGATCCTCCCTTAGGTTCAGGTGCTCTACCTCTATCAGGTTGTAAATCTGTAGATTTTCCTAATGGGTCTTTACCTAACACACGCTTTTGAGTATTGTAAACAGATGTTTTTTCTAGAGGTCTTCCTGCTGGTTCAGTTTCATCGTATGGTGTTGGTATTCCCATATCGTTTCTTCCTTTACCATACATTGAAGCTAAATCATGAGGTGTTCCGTAAGATTGGCCACTTGTAAGTGGGTCATTTCCTTCATTTTCAATTTGTGATAATCGGAATATACGTTTTTTATCTTCAACTACTAAATCTCTTAAATCGTCATATTTGTCTTCACTCATATGGAATAAGTAATCGTATATAAAGTCTGTAGGAAATAAACTTGTTTCTTGAATTTGTCTAGCTAAATCAACTTTTTCCTTCATCAATGCTATTCTTTCTTGATCATAAACAATAGATGGAGTAGTTAATTCTAATTCAAAGTTTGTTAAATTCTCATCAGTATATCCTTGAGAGTATAAATGAACTAAAGCAATTTTAGTTAATTCAGAAACAACAATACGTTGAATACGCTCAATTGTACGAGCAAATCTAATATCTTGTTGTGCTAGTGTAGATTTACCTTCAACATCAGCTTCATAACCAATAAAAGCTTTAGGCACTTTCATTGCAGCTAACATTTTATCTCTTAAATAAACAACGTCTTCAATTGCATTATATTCAAGACCAGGTAATGTATCAATTTTGGTTGATGTATTTCCACCTTTTGTAGGTATGTAGAAATCTTCATTTACAGTCATCATGTTATAACGAAGATTATATTCACCTGTTTTAGGATCAACAAAAGGAGCACGTTGTGTTTGTCCTTTTAATTTTTCCATAAACGCAGGAATTTCATTTGGTGGAACATTTCCAGTATCCACATAATAAACTCTACGTTGTGGTGCTCTTAAAATACGGTGAATTAACATTGCGTCTTCCATTAACGCTAATTGTTTAAATATTTTACGAGCTGGTTCGATGTATGATCTTCCGTATGGTAAAAAGTTATAGTCTCCTAATAATCTGAAGTTAGCTACTTCATAATTTTGAAATATCATATCATCTCTATCAGATGGACCTAATACTCCTGTGTATGATCCGTTTGGTTCAACTCTAAATTGAACATAAGATGGATTTTTAGGATCTAATCCTTCTTCTCTAATTACATTATAAACATTAAGAGGAACTACTTGATAAACACCATATTTTTCAGCAATATGTAAGTGTAAATAAAAATCACCATATTTACACATTGAACGAACCCAACCCCAAAGGTTAAATTCGATATTTAATACATCATAGAATAAGTTGTATAATATTCTTTGAATGTTTTCATCTGGTGATTTAATTGCTAATACTTCTCCTGCTCCATTTTTAAGTGTAGATTCATCAGCAACAATATCTAATACAGATGCTACAATAGGATCACCATCCATTACCTCATAATCGTTATATAATTGAGGTCTTAATACTGTATAATTAGAATAAGGGGCATTACCAACATAAGTACCTAAACCTCCAGTATATATACGTTGATATCTTTCAGGGTACATATTTGTTTGTACTATTCCTGAAGTTTGTATGTGGTCACTGTCAATTACTTTGACTTGATTCCCACCAACGTTTCTAATAATTACGTCGTTTGAAAATAATCGTTTTAATCTACCAAATAAAGATGTGTCTATCATGTGTATAAATATTTATCCTAACAGCCAAGTAATATCCTCGTGACCTCCTTGTTCTGTTTGAATTTTATATGGGTTGTTATTATTATATCCTCTAGCATTATAAGGATTCATTAATCCTCTGTCTACTGAAATTGCTCCTAGAGCTGCTCTATCAAATTCTACGTTTGATTTTCTAAATCTTAAAGCGGTGTCTCTTAAATATAGACCCATGCTAAAAGACATTACTAAATCATCATTATATCCTTCTTGTGCTTGTGCTTTACTATTTTTCCAAATGAATACTTTCATTTCTTCTAGTAATCGTTTTGAACGAATAACACATGCTTTTTCTTTAGTATACTCTCTAAATTTTTCAATCATTAGAGGGCGTGTTTTTATAGATGTAGTAAAACCAGCTACTAAACTATCTATATTTTCATTACGTCTAGCCCACTGATCTGACGTGTATGCTTCTGTTTTTGGTGAATAATATAAATTTTTATATCCTCTATCAATAGCAGTTTGTACTGTATCCCAACCTACATTAGCATTTTCAATTGCTAATAGAGCATCATTATATTCTGCTGCTAATCCTACTAATAAATGCCCATAATCACGAGTACTTATTTGTCCTCTATACTCAGCTACTTGTGTTGATGTTTCTAAATCAAAAACATGACATGCTGAATAATCTTTTCCATCTCCTCTAGCAACGTCGGCAGTTACTAAGTAACTTTTGTTGTAATCTGGTTGTTCGTATATCCATAGATTTCCATCTACGCCTCGTTTTTCTAGAGGTTCCATTAAATTAGCTTCAAACCAATCAATTACATCAGATTCAAATACTGTGTCTCCAGATGTGCTAAAATCACAGTCACATTCTTGTGCTGCCATCCTAATACCTAAATCAGCATCTTGTAAATCTCTCCAATTTTGATCTCGTTCTGGATGTACATTCCATTTTAATCTAATTGGGACAAATGAATTAGCTCCTGTTTCTGCTTTTTGCCATGTTTGGTGAAACCAGTTTCCAGTACCATTAGGTGTAGATAATGCAATACAACCTCCACCCGTTGCTAATGTTTGTTGAGCAGAAGCAAATATCTCATGTATATTATCAATGAACGCGGCCTCGTCAATTATAAGTAAAGAAACGGCTTCTGAACGACCTGCATCCCCGGCTGCTGATACTGCTTTGACTTGAGAACCATTTGGTAATTTAAGTAAGAGCTTGTTGTTCTCCAAGGGTTTTTCGGCTCCTTTTAACCAGGAAGGTAAATTATCGTACATAAATCGTACTTTAGTTACCATGTTTTTAGCAGTTTCCTGCTTTGTAGCGATACAAAGTATATTTTTATCCCTATGAAATAACATCATCCATACAGAGAAACCAGCTACTAAAGTTGAGATACCTAACTGTCTAGATTTTAAAACTATACTATAATTGTTTTTTTGGAATTGGTGTAATACACCATCTTGAAATGGATATAAATGAAATGGGATTCTACCTCGAGTTGGATGTTGAATCATACAATACTTCTTCATGAAGTGGGCAGGATCAGTCATACATTTGATGTATTCCTGTTTGATTATATCCTTTATATTTTGATTTTGTTCACTCATATAATTATTTATATATAAATATACAAAAAGGCCTGATGCTGTCAGAACTATTTAAATTTATAATATATTATAT